CAGAAGTTAAAGGTACTGCTGAAGGTTTTGCTCCTACATATCCCATGTTATTTTCCTATTATGAACTTATATCATCCACAACTGATACCCAAACGTCTAGTGATGAAGCTGTGTCTGAAACTATTTTAAGTGCATCTCCACTTTGCATAACAAATTTAGCACCACCATCTAAAACTTGTAGTGCTGAACCTGCAGGAATTGGAGCAGTCTTAACTAAATGAATATCGTTAGTACCATCATTAATATAAACATCTGCATTAACAGCTGATCCTGTTACATTAGCAACTGATATTCCAACTACTGTATCGTATGAGTTAGCTGTGAAAGATGTTACCGCAGATGTGCCTACATTGTTATTTGTATATCTTCTAAAATTTTGTGCCATATTTTATTTCCTATTATATTATTTATTATTATAAAGCAATTGCCATAGCAATAGTAAAACCAGCTCCTGCTTTGTTATCTATTTGAGTTTGTATTGCTGAAGTAACACCAGAAACATAACCCAATTCTGTACTTGTTACAGATGATACCGCTATTTTTCCAGAAGTATCTGAAGCTAAAGCTCTACTAGCTGTAAGATCAGATGAAGTTATAGTAGTAGCTCCGCCTGTAATCGTTGCTTGTTTTGCATTTAATTGAGTTTGGATTGCACTTGTTACACCATCCAAATAACTAAATTCAGTATTACTTACAACTCCTGTTCCAATCTTAGTTGCAGCAATTGAATTAACTGCAATATTAATTGTACCAGATGTTGTTACTGGAGAATTAGTAATTGTAAATTCTGAAGATCCAGCATCAGCTAAACCTACAGAAGTTACTGTTCCACCAGAACTAGGATAAACTTGTGTATATGTAATTGAACTAGAACCAAGTGTAGCACTAGTATCAGTAGTACATAACCATAATGTATCTTGTTGAGATGAACCTTCTGAAACTAAAATTAATTGTCCAGCTAATTCTGTTATTGTATCAAATTCTGTATCTCTTGAAGCAGCACCTGATGCTACAACAGTATATAAACCATTTTGAGATGCAGTAGATTGATTTTTTAATAATACTCTATTTCCTGTAACTAATGTTACACCATCAATTGTATCACCGTTTTCTAAACCAGATGCAATTGTAACATTTGCAGTAGAAGCAACTCTAGCAACAACTCTTGTTCTAAGCCCAGCAACTAATGTATCAACATAGTTTTTAGTAGCAGCATCTGAAGTAGATGAAGGATCACCTAATCCTGTTACTGTACCACCTGAAATAGAAACGTTATTAGCATTTTGAGTTGCAATAGTTCCAAGACCAAGTGTAGTTCTTTGTGCTGATGCGTCAGCATCATCTAATAATGCTTTACCAGCAGTTGTTAAATCAAATGTTGAAGCTGTTCCAGAACCTGTAAATTGAATACCTTTATCAGCAGCAGATGTAAGACCAGCAATTGCTTGAAGTTCAGCATCGTATGCTTGTACGTTTGTACCAATAGCTAATCCTAAATTAGTTCTTGCAGTAGATGCAGAAGATACATCAGATAAATTATTTGAAGCAGTTAATTTTGAATTAATTTGAGTTTGTATTGAAGATGTAACTCCATCTAAATATCCAAATTCTGTATTTGAAACTGAACCATCATGTATTTTAGTAGCATTAATTGCAGCACTAGCATTAATGTCTGCGTTAACAATAGTTCCATCAGCAATTTTACCAGTTGTTATTGCATCGTCAGCAATCTTAGCTGTTGTTATATTTAAATCAGCTATCTTTGCGGTAGTAATATTTGAATCTGCTATTTTAGCAGTCGTTACATTTGAATCTAATATTTTAGATGTAGTAACTGCATCACTTGCAATTTTTGCAGCAGTAATATTACTATCTGCTATCTTAGCTGTTGTGATATTGGAGTCTGCAATTTTAGCAGTTGTTATATTTGAGTCTGCTATTTTGGCAGTTGTAATATTTGCATCAGTAATTTTTACAGTAGTAACAGCATTAGAAGCAAGTTTAGCTGTAGTAATACTACCATCAGCAATATTGCTTGTACCAATAACTGAATCTGGAATTGATGAATTTGTTTTAGATAAAGCACCAACATAAATTGTTAAAGTTTCATTTGATAATGAACCACTATCCCAAGATACAGTAACAGTTGTATTTGTTGAAAATGTTGAAGCACTAATTGATCCATAGATAGTTCCAGTAGAAGAACCTACTGCTTTAATTCTACGACCAACATGATAAAAACTTGTTACATCTACACTAGATATTGTAAATGAAGTTGCTGATGCGTAAGTAATAGTAAAACCATTATCTCCATCACCATAAATAACCCATTGAGAATCATTATACCATTCTCTAATTTCAGCACCTAAACCTCTAAAACAGTTATTAATATTAGAAGGCAACATACCTTCTGCTGTATTAATACTTCCTATTGTAGTGTTATTTGCTGCTGTTGTGCTATAATCTTTTATTCCTGCCATATTAATCTCCCATAAACCATGTGAAAACTTTATCGTTTTCGGTATTAAATTTATTTATATAAACATTCACAGCTTCTTCAATCTGTCTTTGAAAATATTCTTGTGTCTCAAAAGAATATCTAACATTATCTATATCTTTTTCAACAATATCTACCATTATCTATATCCTGCTCTACTTGCAACAAAATCTACACCTTGTGCATGATGCCAGTCAGTACCAGAAGCTATTTTAACATTAGCTCTAACATATCTTCCTGATTTTCTTACTGGATTTAATCCATTATTAGTCATTGTAGAAGTGGAAGATTCTCCAATATTATCTGCAAGTCTTTCTCTTGTTTTAACAGTAACAGTTGCTGTGGCATCAACGATTGGTCTAATGCCTGTAATGTTTGCTCTATTACCTGGAAATATTTCTAATTCTGATGTTTCTATTTCAGCTTCTAATTGATTACCAGAAAAGATTGCAGCTTTATAATCACTATCAATTGCTCCTAAATATAATTGTCCGCCAGACCAGAAATCTGTATCTAATGCAATATTAATATCATCTAAGTTTTGAGATATAATATCCATTAATTCAACTGTATAAGCACCAACGAATTGTGAAAATATAACACTAGCGTTTGCTTCTGCTAATGACCACTTTTGCGTTGCATAATTATAAATTAAAATTCTATCACAAATACCAGTTGTGTTATTTGTATTATTTGCTGAAGGATATAACCATAAAGCAAGTTGATTAAATGGGTCAACTGCTGCAACTATTCTATCAGAAAATGCTTTGTTTAAATTATTTTCAAAAAATCTATTAACTTTTTCTGCTCCAATTGCAATTACGTTATCACCATCTATTTGAAAAAATCCGTCATCAGCATAAAAGAAAACTCTTCTATTATCTTGACAAACAGTATGACCATAAACTGCACCTCTGTTTGGAGATATAACTGATAATCTAAATACAGTTGCACCGCCTACATAGTCCATACGAATAATTTGGTTTTGTCTAAATACATAACCAACTTCGCCTGATGTAATTGCTACAACTCTACCGCCTGAACCTGGTAAATCTTGATAATCTGCTTGTTTAGAACCTTCAGTCCAAGTTGTAATGTCATTTATTCCAGACCATTGAATTCTATTTGTTGCTCCAGATATGTTTCCAGTAACTAAAAAATCTCTGACTACACCAGACATTCTAAATAAAGGTGGAGTTCCATCTGTAGCTATTGCAGATAAATTTGCAAAGTTAGTAGATGTTCCCATTAAATAATATTGAGGAGTATCTACACCATTGCTTGCAATAACATAATTACCAAACTGTGTGAATGTCCAAAAATCTGTATTTGTTCCTGTTAAACCACTTTTTCTTGAAGTGAATGTTCCTGAATCTAATTGATAAATATTAGAGTTAGTTGCAACAAAATTATAAACAGTATTAGTATTATCTCTAAATGAACCTGCACCCCTAGCATTTGCTGAAATCGTATTGGAGCTGTAAGCAACCAAACTTTTAAATGGTTTATAACCTTGTAAAGCATAATATACATTCTTAGCAACGTTCGCACCAGGATTCAAGTGTTCTGGTTGATCCGGTAACCATTCACCAAAAGGTACTTGCATAGCTATTATTCAGTTATTGTTGTAACGTATCTTCTTGTAAATGGAGAAGCGACTGTAACATCTGATCTTATTTGTAATGGAGAACCAGAATAAGAATCTTCCCTATCATTTAATTCAATTCTTTCAAGAGCTGTTTGATACATTGCTGACCATTGTTGAACTTGGTTAGGATCAAAACCACCTAAGAAATTAGCAGCATGAAATAAACTACCATATAAATAAACAGCAGGGTGGTCTGTTAAAATATAATTAGAAGTATTTTGAGATGATAAAGCTGTGAATTTTTTATAAAAATTTAATATACCAGTATAAGTGCTATCTGGTTTTGGCGCAAATCTAAATGTTGAACCAAGTATAGTATAAGAAGTTGGAACTCCAGTTGTTGAAGATGCTTTAACTGAATCCATTTGAGCTGGTGAAATAAAAGTCATTGGAAACTTTTGACCATTACTTAAAATATAAAAATCTCTTACTTGTAAAAATCCTGTAGGTACGCTTTCAGTTTCTGAATCAATCGTAATAGTTGCTTGGTCATGCATCTGACGTATTCTTAATTTAGCATTTAAATCTGCTTCAGTTAGAATAATAAAATCATCTGATATTTCTGATGTTAAATCAGATCTGTTTAACCAATTTGCAATTGCTGATTTTAATTCTGTATATGTACTTAAAGCCATTATAATCTACCTGGTGCTGTTCTGAAAAACTGAAATTCAGAACTGTTTAATTTCTTTTTTAATATTTTTTTTTGAACATCAGATGGTAAAGCAAACCAATTTGAATTACCATTATATTCTTTTGACCAAATTTCTAAAACTAATGTTGGAATAGAAGCAACTCTTTTTAAATCTTTAGATTTAGAGTAACCATTATTTTGAGTATATAATTTTTTATTATGCTCAACAATTGGTTTGTAATCAATGTTTCTTTCAATAACAACTTTATCTTTTTCTTGATGATAAGTGGTTGTCATCAAACCTTCTTTTTCAACTACCTTATTCATACTCTGCCTTGACCAGCGTATTTTTTCTTAGTTACTTTTTTATTTGGTCTTTTGCTATGTCTGCCTGGTCTTTTCTTTTTTGTTTTTTTTAAAAAGACGTAACCAAATGCGCCTTTAGCTTTTTTCACTATTTAGACATTTGACTAACAGAAGCAGTTCCACCAGTAGATACTTGTATAAAGCTAATCTTCTGACCTGGATTTACTCTGATAATCTCAATTACGTTCGCTGGTAAATATGTATCGCTTGATGTTGCAGTTGGGTTTGCACCTAACTTATAATAACAAGCTGTTGTTGCTGATAATCTAATATGGTGAATACCAGAACTAAATGCAGCACTTGCTGCAGCTGTTCCTGTATAAGCAACGTTTTCATTTGATACTACAGCAAAAGCTGGATCTGTACTATGACCTGACATTATTCATTCTCCTCATCTTCATCGTTAATATTATTGTCAAAATCATCATCGTCTCTATCATCTTGACAATTTTCACAAACCTTTTTTGATTGTTCGTATCTTAAATCTTCTAACAATTCAATGATACTATCAATTCTTTCATCTAAACTTAATACTTTTTTCTTTTTAGCCATTTGTTTTCCTCTAGTTAAATGGGGATATTGCTATCCCCACTATAATTATCTTCTAATAATAACTGTTATATCTAATGGTTGAGTCGTAGAAGATCCACCATCTGATGTAAAAGTTATATATTGACCCTCAGAAACATTGTTAGCAGCTGTTGGTTCAGCAGTATCAATATCTCCAGCAGCTGATCCAGAAAATGCAATTGTTAAAGAACCGCCTGTTACAGTAGTTCCATTAATTGCAGTTGTTACAACTGAGTTAGCTGTTGTGATTGCTCCACCTAATACAGAAATAATTTTAATAATTTTTCCATCATCAGGTACAGCAATGTTAACTGAACTAGCAGCAGATACGTCATCTAATCTAGCAGTTAAAAAGTAGTCGTTTAATGTTCTCATTTTTATTTTCCTTTGTTTGCTTCGTTCCGTCTTTAGACTTCAAAGACCAAACTAAGTTAAGTTAAGATATAGGGGAGAATAATCTCCCCTATATTTTTGGTTTATTATGATGTTGTTAAGTCAGCAACAATTCCTGAACCAGCTTCGTTTCTAGATTCAAGAGTGTATTCAACTAACAAGAATTGCTTCATAGCATCACCAGTTTTTGCTAAATCTTCTAAAGAGAAATCTCTTAAGAAAGCTACAGCAAATAAATCTGGAGTGATTACGAAAGCATCTCTAGCTCTTTGGAATCTGTTTGGTGTTACTTGTAAAGCACCGAAATCAGATTCGTACACATCAACCGCAGCAACTAATCTTTTGTTTTCAGCTGGGTCAAATCTTGTAGATCCACCTGTGAAACCAGATAGTTTTTGCTTGTTGAAAGAACCAACCATAACCATTGATGGATCACCACCGTTATCCCATACTGATTTGATAACTGATTTTAGTTGATCTTCTGTGAAAGCTCTTTGAGTTCCATCAGTTCTAGCATTTGTTCCAGATGTTCCTGGAGCAGATCCGCCAGATCCAGCACTTTGGTTAGACTTTAACCAAGAACCTAATCCTGATAGTTCTCTAGCTGTTGAGTCATCCCCAGCAACTTGAGCATTGTTGTCGCAAAGCGATGTTTCCATATCTCTTTTAAGCTCTTTTGATGCTTTAGAGATTTGGTATGCAAGCTCAGAATTTCTTCCAGCTTTGTTAACCGCTTCTAACGTTCCGGAAATGATAACAGATTTTGTAGCAATCTGAGTAACGTTTCCTCTTCTTGTTGTGCTAGATGGAGCAGAGAATGATACTTCATCTCCTTCAATCTGAGCATTAGATGCACTAGCGGCTGCTAATGAATCTAGTTGCCATTCATGGTTAACAGCAGTCGCTTTAGTTTTAGCGATGCTTGACATGAAAGGCGTATCAGTTGGAGATATATTATAGATTATATCTGTAAGATCTTCTCTAAGTCCAACTGCATCGTACTTACTATATGTGCCTGATACTTGAGCCATATTATTTTCCTTTTATTTTTTGTTGGTTATAATGTCATAGAAGATGCTTGCGGCATCGTTGACATTGCCTGATTTTTTGAGACGACCCAACTTTTCCTTACGTTTTTGGAAGTTAATATCATTACTGTCTTTTTTCACACCTGAAGATAAAAACTTACCTGGCTTAGATGCTTGCGCAGCTGAAACAGGTTTTACATTTTTCATATTACGATACTTTAAAGCATCATTAACTAACATCACAATTCTATGGTCATAGATTTGTGCAATCTCATTATCTTTAAATCCATAAGAATTTAAAAAATTTCTAAGATTGTTTTTAGTTGCACTAGCTTTTTGAGCATCTTGAAACTCTGGCATTTTTTCTGCCAAGATTTTTTGTTGCTCTTGTACGTATGAACTAAGTTGTCTTTGTTGTTCCTGTTGTAACTTACTAGCAGCTTCTATCATCTTCTCTTTTTTCAAGCGAAGTTGACGTTCTACTTTTGTAGCTTCAACTGGATCTTCTTCGTACAATTTATTCAGATCAATATTACTTGCTTCTGAATTTAATTGTTGGTTTGCAAAAGCCAAGATTTGATTTAATTCCGATAAACGTTTGGAATAGTCTTGCCTTTGTTGCTCCGCTTCAGACTGGAATTGCTTTTTTTCAAAAGATAATTCTTCTGTCTTTCTACGGTAGTCAGCATCTCTGGAATAACCTTTTTTTAATTCATCTAAGGTAACCTTTAATTCTTGACCAGCTACTTTTACAGTAAAGGTGGAATCAGGTTCTTTCTGAATATCATCTGTTTGTTCCTCAGATACTTCAGTTTCAGAAACTTCACTAGTCTCTTGTTCAGTTTCTGTTTGCGCTTCCGCTTGAACCTCAGGTTGATCTGTTTCGGATTCCTGTCTTATTGGTTCTTCAGTAGCGACTTGTTCTTCTTGAACTTGAGCTTTTTTCTCAGGTTCTTTTTCAGCTTCTGGTTTTTTAACCTCAGCTTGTTTTTCATTTACTTTTCCAGTCTGCGGATTAAGCAGTCCTGAAATTGATTTTGCAGCTATCTGCACATCAGACGCAGCTCCCTTTACAGGGTTAGCCATTAACTCTGACATATTGTCTCCTTTTGGTTGAAGTTCCGCAATAATGCGGTTGACCTATTCTAATTTTTATTATTAGAATTTTTGACCCTCAATGGATTTTCTGAAATCTTCTAATTGTCTCTTAGCAAGTTTTCCAGTTTCCATTATCTCAATAAAGTGTTGTTCCACTTTGTTAACAATTTGATATGCTAGCCATAATTTTTCTCTAGCATCTTGTTCATTAACGCCTGTATTTAACAGACTTTGAGAGTACAATTTTTTTAAATTCTCAATCGCTTCTACAAAAATTGGATTTGATAATCCTAATCTTGCTTTTTCTGATCTACTAACTTCCGATTGGAGTTTCGTTTGATCCGGTTGTTGCATTTAATTCCTGTATTTGTTGTCCAAATTCTTGCGTAGCTTTTTGAGCTGCCATTAAATTTTTAGAAGCATTGTTTAATCTTGTCTTGGTTAAGTCAGCTTCTGCTTTTAATTTAGCAGCATCAATTTGTGTATTATACTTTAACTCTAATTCTTTCATTTTTGTTTGAAAGTCAAGTTGCATTTTAGAGTTATTCATTTGTAATTCTTTAAACTGTAATTCTAAATCAGCTTGTTTTCGTTTGTTTTCACTATCTATTCTAGTAAATTCAATCTTTTCAATAGGCGTTAAAGCTGGTGGTTGAGGTGGTTGAACATATTGCATACCCACATCTGGATTAACAAAGTAATTCTCTGTATTTTTAAGACCAGCATTTTCAATCATTTTAGATAACGTATTATAAATATTCTTTAACGTTACCATTGGATATTCTTTTCCGCCTTGTAAATTAAACGCTTGTAATTGTTTTTCAAGAATACTGTTTAGTATTACTAATTGTTGTTCTTTAGAACCAGAACCTAATCCAACTACAATATTAATATTATATTTATCTTTCCATTCAGTTGGTCGCACAGGTACGAAAACATTATTCAATTGCACCATTCTTTCAACTTCTTGGTATTTAACTGTTAATTCAAAAATCTTTTCAAATAATTCTTTAACACCAGTCTCAGCAAATATTCTAGCAATTAACTCCATACGCATTTGCGTTTGCGTCATTAGAGTATTAATTCCTGTTGCAGTTTTATTTAAACTGTCAGCGTCTAATCCTTGCGCATATCTTGTAACACCAGTTCTAGTTTCTCTGACTGTGTCTAAGTATTCAAGTAATGGAAATGCTTGAGCAGAAATTGTTTGGTTCTGCATTGGCAACATAACTTGAGAAGGTGGTTGTTTTGTTCTAACAACACCGCCTGGTCTAGCTGTTAGTAAATCATCAAGATTTACCATTCCATCCATAATCGCAATACGATTATTATTTGTTAGATACATATTGTCTAACAACTGTCTTAAAACTGTAGATTTAATTAATTGAATATCTTGTACTAATTCAGAAACCGATCTGCCATAAAATCTGTGTGGCATTGGGATTGGAGTTAATGAACAGAAAGGAACAGAGTCTACTTCTACATTTTCTAAAATATCATTTGCACTATCACCTACAACTGTAATCTTTCTTAATTCTGCAAGACCATCACCATCAAAATCTAATCTGACATAACATTCAAAAACATCTATTTGGTCAGTAGATTTATCTGGAGATGAACGAAAAGGGTATTCGTCAATATCAGAAAATCTAGTTAGCTTTTCTGAATTAAAAACAACTTCATCTGAATGAGGTAATGAAGAAATTATTTCTGCATCATAACCCATTTCTAATAATTGAGTTCTAGTCTTTGTTGTTCGGTGTGCTACAAAGTTTGCATCTGCAATTGTCTTAGCATCTCTTTGTATTAAAAATTCTTCTGGTGGTACGTTTTCAATTTTAACTCTACCTTCGTTTGAATATCTTTTAATTTTAATATGATGAAGTTTTGGTCTTGGTAAATTTAAAACTTGACCCTGTTGACTTGCAACTTGTTCTAAAATTTTTATTTGTTGGTCTTGCGATTCATCTTCTTCTTCTTCATGTTCTAAAACTTCAACATCATCTTGATTGATAATAGATTGGTAAGAATCTTCATTTAAATTTTCATAAGTTTCATGTTCAGCTTTTTTTGTATCTTCCCAATAAACTTTAACGATACCATTTTTTTCTAATAGCGCATCTTTGAACCAGTTGTATAAAATTGTAAATCCTGGATTATCTTTATTAAAAATATAATTAATATAATTTGTTGCTTGTTCAGCAAGTTGAACATCTTCTGCTTTTACTGGTTCGCAAATAACTGTTCTGTCAGATGCTGTAAAAATTCTAAGAAGATTTGGTAATATTGTTTCAATGGTGTCTGCAACGTCTGTTGATACTACTTGTGAACGACCATCTATTTCTGTTCCAAGTTTTTCACCTAAATAATATTCAATAGATTTTTTTCTTTGCTCAGATAACTGTCCACCAAGATAACCTAATGCTCCATTAATCTCAGCATTAAGAATAGCTTTTATTTCTTC